CATATTCAATTTTAGCCTTATCAAGTAATCGCAAGAGCCGTTCCCACGCTGTATGGCTCGTAGTTGTTCGGTGAGCTGTATGTAACATTTGTTCACCGTCTAGCAATCCTTGCATTTCCCGCATTGCAACAACCTCATTTTTTCCATTTCTACGGGGCAAGCTATAGCCAAACTTTGTATGCGTCCACAATCCCTCTTTATTTACTGCGCAAATATGCTTCGTTAATTCAATTTGCCACTCTTGGGCTTTCCTGTCTGATTTTTCGTAAGCCTCAATCGCCTTTTGATATAGTGTTTTGCTATATGGAAGAATTACCGATTGAGTGGGTTGTTGATTACCAAGTCTTGCTTCAGTAGTCATAATATCCCCTTTCAATCTCATTCATGCATGATAACCCTCTCGCTTGGGAATATATTAAACAAATGGAACAATGCTTTTAGCGTCCTTTAACATCTCCTTTGCTTTTTGTATGAAACTATTATCCGTTAAAAACTGAATCCCTTTCGTCGTAATATTCATATTTTCCAACTCCTCAATAAGTGGATATTTCTCACCCCATACCTTATTTAGCACTCCGCCCTCAATCAATCCATCCTTGACTAAGTTATAAATGATAAATTGCCAATACTTCGTATTGATGTCAAACAATTTACCTTGTGGTTTCAAATATTGTTCTTCAATGTCCATATCCTTTTTTAGACATTGATACAAATAGGCGAGTATCTGATAAACGATTACTTCATAGTCATCTTTAGCCATGTTGTTCCTCCTTTTAGACATAAAAATAGCACCTAGTTACATTGATTGTAATTAAGTGCTATTAAATATATTCTACTGTTTCGCCAACAAATTGTTTCTCATCGGTTATGATTGCGATTGTATTCGGCGAATCATACACTGGTAGTGGCTCGTATTCCACTCCCTTTATTCTGTACTTTCGATAATCTTTAAAATGTTCTTGAGGATTAGGCTCCAAGTAGAGTATTGTTGTATCTTTCAGTTTTGATTGTCTAATAATTTTATCCACTTGAATTCTCTCCTTTCCATTTTTCTAGTGCTTTTTTATAATCTGCTAAATGTCTTTGCGTTTCCTCTGTTTCACTTCTCGGGATATTATACTTGGAAGCATTTTTCAACAAATATTCCTTTGCATCAATTTCATTCAATATTGTCCTTAACTTATGCCCTTTGTCAATATTAAGATTCTGTACGTTTTGTGAAAAATGATACGTTTCTTCTAACACTTCGCTAACAGTAACTGTATCTCTGAAAATTAGCCAATCATTTAAACTTGAAGCTGCTGCGTTTACTGAATCCAAATGCGTAATCGCCCACTCGCCACCACGAATGATTGTTGCCCCATTTTTCTTCGCCTCAACCGTTAATTGGTCAAACCGTTTATCTGAAATAGCTCTTATAGCACCTCGCATATCTGTTGATTTTCGATGTAATTCTTTTCTTGCCTCTATCTTATCATATCTCTCCTTATCTTTCCACTTTTTCGACCAAACATTTTGCCTCCTCCCACTCTTGGGGTCATAGTCAACATTACAGCGACAATATCCATGTCTGCGAAAGACATCTTTCGGTACATCAGGGTATGCATAAACACCCTCCACCGCCTTACACCAATCACAAGGGTTCCCTGTGGCTATACGTTCGATACCAGGCGACAATCCTGCCCTTAAATGAAAATCAGCATTTGCCTTAATTGCATCATCAACAATACTTTGACTGAAATTCACAATCGGTTCATCTAGTATCCATTTAATCTTTGAAAAATCATCCTCATTTGAAACACGGTTCACAATTCCGTTTATACGGTCTTTGTTAAGTAATGGCTTTTGCCCTTTCAAATGCAATCCTGCCTTATGATTTAGTTCCGTTTGCACGTCGGCAGCAAAGTTTGAAATCAAATCATAGTTTTTCTGCATGGTCGGATTAAGTATGCGCTCTGCGATATTATAATACATCTTTCCGTCAGGTAAAGTGTCCGCTGTGACATGTCCTTTTAAAGTGCCTGCTAATATTTCCCCGACTTCAATAGCAAATTCATTTACATCCCTGTAGGTTGCCGTTTTATCCCTAAGTTGTCGAATAGCTGTTTTGAGTTTCAAGCTATCAAATGTTCGCAAATCAAATTCTTGCTCAATATTAGCCAGCAGTTCGGGAACAATATCTTTATCCATCTGCGTCAGCCCCTTTCACTCCCGTTAGGTCTCTAACTGTTTCAGCATCCACGAAGCCCGGTATTGCTTGGTTTAACTTGATCGCACCATCCCCGATGAGCGTTAATGTATTCGCATCCGCCTCAAATAATGGCTCCCATTTAGGTTTCACTTTACTAAATTGAGCACGAGAATAAGCAAATCCATCCCTTAAACATGCCGCAACATAAGCAACATTTAATAATCCCGACCCTAAGCTACGTTGTGCCTTGCGCCCTGCAAGCCTTAAACTCTCATGATTTGCCTTGATAGCTTCCACACTAGAAGGATTGTCAGATACAAACCCCAAATCATCTAATGCCAACCCCGTTTCTCCTGCAAAACCCGCTGCCGCTGTTCTTAATTGTTCCGTAAATGGCGTCATGCTTGATGTCGTAAACTGCCCCAACTTTGGAGCATCACCATCATTATCCTTGGTAAATGATAACATTGCCGAAATCGCTGCTTTCCAGCTATCGAGTGGTTCAGCGTCATTACTCAACCCTGTCACATACTTTTGTGGAAATGAATAAAATTCTGCTGTTACATCCGCACGTTCCAACGTTCTTTTTGCATATCTTTGGTGATACATTCCTGCTCTTGTTATTCTGGAACGCCCAAATGGTCTTACTGCATCAGGTCTATGAATAACTGGCACCAATAACGGTGCCCCTGCCGTATTCGCAAATGACTCATCTCCCTTATTCTTATCTTTGTAATAAATATCCGTTCTTTCTGGCAAGAAATACGCTTCTATAGATGGATTTCCATTTTCATCTCTATCTAAAACTGCATACCCCTCTGTTAGCAAGCCTGTTATCGGATCTATAACTCCTGTTGCATTGTTTGCTTCAATTACTTGCAATCTTGGAATTCCCCCCTCACCATTCGATACATAAATAAAACAGCAGGATGCAACCAATGCAGAAAGCACTGCACTATCAAAAAATATATCCGGATTGTTCGCATCGAAAATCTCGCTTACTTCGAATGCATCATCCGCAAACTCTCGGAAAACCAACCGATCCGCTAAACTATCCACCCCTTTTGCACACCATCCTAAAATCGAGCGATAACGTGATCTTATTTCTGGCGGAATAGTTATTCCTATGCTTGAATCTTTGTATTTCATTTCGTATTGCTCATAACGCAAATTTACTCTTATCCTATGAGCATTTAGTTTGTTTCTCAGGTATTCTATACCATGTAAATTCATTCGTTTTTCTCCTTTCAATCTTCCCCGTGAGAAAAAATGTACAGTGACGGCGTGAAGTGCGAAACCAAGTGTGTGGGGGTGGGTATCCCCCCTCGTATTATCTTCACCCAACTATGCCATACTCTTTCTTCTGCTCACTTGCCTTTATATTTTATCCACTCTATACTTTGTGGCAAATTTCTGTTACCTAATACTTTTGGTTCTTCTTTTGGCGCATTAAACAGCTTGTCCGACTTCTGTCTGTTGCATGTCCAGTGTGCAAGTTGTAGGTTCTCTATCGCCGAAGGATGCCCTCCTTTATTGATAGGAATGATATGATCTATTACCGCACTCATTGGAGCGGGTGCTTTAATATTCTTATCTACTGGCTTACCACATATACTGCAAGTGTTTTGTGTCTTTAATATTCTCTTACGGTTCTTTTCAAATGCTACGCGGTGGGCACCTTGTCTGTCTACTCTAAGGGGGTGGGGCTGTTTCATTTTCTTCGTCTACCTCCTGTATACAAAAAGACACCACATAAGTGATGTCACATTGATGTTTGCTGTGTTTGCTTTCTTTTAACAATAACATAATATCACATCCTAAAGGGACATGGGGGGACATCTTTTAGAAAATTTTCGGGATACTTATATGGGCTAGCGCTTTTCCATGTATTCGTTTAACATGTCGCTCTGAGTATCCGGTCCGTTTTCCTATTTCCCAAAATTCTAATTCTTTTATATAACGATAAAACATTATATCGCGTTCGCTCTCATTTTGGAGTTTGTCAATTCGTCCTTTTATATCTTTATATGTTCTAACTTGGGCAATTCCCTCATCTTGCAATGTTCTTTCTAGTTCGTCTAGTAGCGCCGCATAGCCTGATAGGTCTGTTTTGGAATTTCCTTTTGGCATCCCATTCGCACTGAAAGAAGGATGTCTTTTCATCCTTCTTATCTCTTCTAGTTCTGCTTCTATTTTCTCTATCTTGTAGCTATGTCTTTTATATCGCCGAAGATATTGTTTCTTTTTATCGTTCTCTTCCTTGTAGCCCATTTTCCCGCCCATCGCCTTTCACTATTTGCTCTATATTAAGGTTTCTATCATCGATGTAATAGTGCGCATATACTTTCCTCGAATCATTTCCCCAATAGTCTATATTCTCTTGCAAATTCTGATTAATCGCATCGAATTCTAGTCCTTGCTCTGAGCACCATGCGACTGCTGCCCCTAATCGTTCACCCGCTCTGCATGTCCACAATATAACCTTGTCGCCTGCTGCCTGTGTCTTCTTTAAAAATTCTATTAGTTCTATGTTCGGCGCTCCTATCTCTGGCCACTTTCCTAGGTGTAACGTTCCGTCGAAGTCTACCGCATATATCTCTCGGTATTTCTCTTCATTCTTTATATTTGCTATTGCTCCATACTTTTCTTTCAAGTACCCTTGTACATTTCTGATTATGTTCATATCGCTATCCTTTACTTTGTTTCTCTGGCCACAATGGTTCTAATCTTGTCTTCATCTCATCTGGCATTGTTGCTACTCCAATACTGTCAATCCCGATGAGCTTCTTACTATGCTTCGCTTGCGTCCGCTCTTGGTTTCTTTCTTTTTCGGTTTGGGTAGAATCTCTTCTACCCGATATCCTTCTTTGGTTGTTAGCTCTCTTGTTTTCCAGCTTTGCACGGTACCTATGTGTTTACCTAATGCTTCTGCTATTTCTTTTAGTGTTCCGTACATAATCTTCTTGTCGTTTTTATATAGTGTGTATTCTATCGCTGCTGCCATTTTATATATTCCCCCTAAATGCTATAGTCCAACTGCTGCCCGCAACCACCACAGTAGTTATAGTTCACAGCCATTTTGCATACTGGGCACATTTGACTACAGGTATCTGTTTTTGTTACCTTCTTAGGGATATTCTTTTGTAATGCTTTTATAGCAATCTCATTCGCTTTTATAAATTCAGCGTGTCGAACATTTCCTCTTCCGTGGTCTAGTTCTAATTCAATAACCCTTTTTTCCATTTCTAATATTTCAACTGCTTCTTGCGCTTTCATATTCCCCCTACTCATAAATAATATCTAGTCCGTCAAGATTATCCTTTTTCCATAAAACTGGTTTCACTTTTGTTCATCCGTGACTGCTGCCCGTAGCTCTTATTTTAAACACTTCCCTCTTCCTCCTCTTTATCTGAACGCTTAATCTTAATGCCTTTTTCCGTATCTGTTATGGTTGCTGTGGTTCGGCTATCTAACCTTATTGTCGCTTGTATTATTTCGCTCTCAATTATTAGATTTACCGTTTTTCTTAAGAAGTCTCTTACCCCTTCGGAGGTTTCTCCGTGTAATGACTTGGGTCCAAATTGTTTCTCAATGGTTTTCGCTGCTTGTTCTATTCTATATTTTCTCTTAGTGTAGATTTCTGCGTTTATGCATTCGCATCGCTCTACTGTGTATTCGTCTCTGTCTTCTTGGGACCACTCTATGGGCATTTCTAACGTACTCATTTGCTTACAAAATCCACAAGTGCCTGGTAGCATTTCTACCGACACGCCTTTTTTTATCTCATCTCTTTTCATAGAGTTCCTTTCTCCTCCCCAGCAAGGGGAGGCTTTGCACTGGCTTACGGTTACATTCGTGATATATAAATTTTATTGGTGCTATTCATTGGCCGAATCAAAGAGCGTCTTCCTCGTCATTGCATAAAGTGCTCGCTCCAACTTTCACTTGGGTATGTTACTTTAAACGCCTTTCTCGCTATCTCTACAAGCATACTCTCTAATTCCTTGTTTCCATGCACTCCCTCTTTTCCTGTTCCATGGTGTCTTGGACATAAGTTTACTTTTAAACCAAATTCTTCTGATTTTGCTTTTCGGCCAGAGCCAAATACTACATGATGTTCATGTGTATACTGCTGCCGGTGGTCGTTCTCTAAGCGCATGCACAGGTAACATTTTTTGTCTTCTCTTGGTTGCAAAATACTTTTGGGATGTCGCTTTCGCCTTTTCTTCTTTGCGCACTTCGGAAATGCCATGCCTGTGTAATCTATACTCACAGTTTCACAACCTTGTTCATCCAGTCGTCCCACCCTTCGGCTGGTTCTGCAAATTCTTGTTCTAAGAGCTTTGATATGTTGTTGAGTTTTCCATTCGTCAAAATGTCCCATATTGGTTTTTCAACTTCCAAATCGCTCTCACATTGAGGAAAATCAACGTTTGTTGGCATTTCATCCTCTGTTTTTGTCTCATTTTCTACGTTTTCTTCGTTTTGAGACAATTCTTGGTATTCCGCCGGTGGAGAAACAATACTTTCAGAGTCTGTTTTACTCTCTTTTTTGTCCTCTTTCTGCTGTTTTTTCGATGCGATGTCGCATTGAGGTTTTACAGGCTTTGTTGAGGTTTTGGATACTTCTTTTTTCGTCTCTTTTTTTCGTTCTTCTTTTTTCTCGTGCAGTGGAGTTTCATAGACAGTGAAATACGGCTCTTCTGCTTTTAATGGAACTGCTTTCTCTCCAGGATAAAATAACTCTTCAAAAGCAGCGGCAAATTCAAGATATGTGTAATCAGACTGCTGCCCGTGCCCCACATAAGGCATTACCTTTATTGCATTTTCGCTCATAAGTACGTTTGCGGTGTCTAAGCGTACCATTTTGAATTTGCTTGGGTTTACAATCGCCATTATTTCCGCGAACATGTTTGTTGTTATCGTTTCTTTGTTCATCCATTTTACAAATTGTTCAAATGTTGTTTTTTCTGTACGGAAGTAGTCTAGTACTAGCTTTTGCATCCAATCCCCGTTAAAGGCGCTTTCTTCGGATTCTTGTGCGATGTCGCACAGGTCCATTTGTGGGTCATACTTTCCTTCCGTATCCCTTATTGTCTCTTTTACTCCTCGAATATCTGCTACTGTAGCATCTTGTGGTACCTCGTCTCTGATTTCCTCCGGAAGAGCCAACATTTCTGATAACTTACTGCTGCCATAACCCTTATACTTATCCTGGATATGCGGACTACTGCCATCGATACTGTATGTATCGTTTATTTGCATAAATCTCGTTGCCCAGGACCTACTTACGTTAAATACATCTTGTGCATAAGCGTAGATATCTTCGTACCCCGCTTCTGTGTATAGCTTATTGTCTCTTGTCTTTTTTAAGAGGTAGCCAACTGTTATATATCCCTCTGCTATATTCTCTAGCTCTGTTCTAAGACGTTGCGTTGCCTCCTCTAGTGTCTTGGGTGTATGTACCTCTTCGTCTACTAATTGTCTTATCGTACTCATCAACTCGCCTTCCTTTCTTTTCTCTTTAGGATCTGTATCTCGAACTTCTTAAGAAATTTTTTAACTTCTTTGTCTGGCTCCTGGTTATATTTTGCTCTTGCCTGTGCAATTTTATCGTTCTTTATCTCTACGGTTATAAGAGAATCTTGTAGCCGCCCCTTCTCTCTTATGAATAAAATGATTGTTTCCCTTTTTAATACACGACTTGCATACGTCCCCACACAATGATGCAAAGCGTTTCCCTCTTTCTTGATTTCTGTTGCACTTTTGGCCGGACGAATGATGAATTTTCTATCTTCATAAGTGTATAGTTCTTTGTACTCTTCGTAGAGTTTTTTCATTTCTTTGTTTCTTTCTTTGGCTTTCATATAGCGGATGCGACTATCGCGCTCCTTGATTTCCGCATCCGCTATATCATGTGCTTGCATCATATCTCTTGGATACATTAGAAAGCTATTCTTTAGGTCGTAGCCAAGGCTATTTGCCATTCTTAAGTAGTCCTGATAGTCTTCAATATATTTATTCTTTAATGTTTCCTTTATATATCGAATTAGTTTATGCAATGTAGTATGTTGTAGATACGCTGTAAAATCTCTATCTAGTCCAGCAAGATAAGTTAATTGCTGCCACGTGGCTTTTATTCCAACTCTTTGCAGTCTATGTGCCATTGCGAATTCATCAGCTGTTGGATCTTTACCTACAAGTAACTTGTAATACTCCGCCTGTAAATTTAGTATTTTCTTAGTTGCCCTTTCATTCATTTCCAAGTAACCCGACTGGGAACGTTGTATAATTCCACTCACCAGATTGTTGAATCCACATTTTACCAACTGTTCAATCCACGGCTTAGATTTGAATGTGTCAATATAGTGTTCTGGGTAAAACTTTTTATACTTCTTTCCTTGCTTTGCAAATAATTCAAGTGCAGAATATTGCATGCAAGTTCCTTTTAATATTTTTTTTAGATTTCTCGGGTATAATGCTACTGGATGCTCTGCTACCTTTTCGGCATAGCTCTTTGCATACTTAAAGCACCATCGATATTGCTGTGTACTCTTGAATTTGTACCATTCAAATTCATGGCGGGGCTTAAAATCTTTATCATATACCACTCTTATCATTTCGTTGCAATGACTCTCCTTATATCGCCCATTTATGTATCGTTTGTAAGTATTATAGTAGCGGTATACAAAACCTGCTTTTGTTTTTTGCAGTAGTCCTACGTGTTCACAATCTATGATATGCCCACTCTTTTTATTGCTCTTGTATGTGATTGGGTGTCTGCAATTAGAGCAATCCCCTTTTTGGTTGTACTTTGGCTTTTCCACTGCTACTGTTTGGTTGCAGTGTGTACAGTGCCCTTCTTTTACTTTTGGTCCTGCCTCGTAAAAGATGTATTGCGTTGTTGCCTCTTTGTCTACCCACGTATCAAAGTCTTTTGGTAATTCAGGCACTAATGCCATTTCTGTATCAATTCTATTTATTTCAGGGCGATGTTTCATTGCGCTTTGCCACTTCTGGACTGCTGCCCGTGGTTCTTCTGTATCGTTTTTGGTAAATGCGATTATTATCTTGCGCTCTTTTTCTCGCATCCATATGTAATTATTTGCATACCAGAAGTAATCGGGATGTGTTTTATATTCTAAATGGTCTATACCTGCTATTCTCCATTTCTTTGTTTCCATATCGTAGGTGTCGTATTTGTCGTTATGCAGAAATACTCTGTATATGGGTTCCTTATCCACTAGCAAGCTTTCTCTTGTGTATATGTTAATTTCCAATACTTCTTTTGTATGCTGTTTCGCCCGATAAAACCAAATCCAGTTCGGCACCCATTTTCCACCGCCATACGCTCTCACTCTTGTAAATCCTTCGTCCTTTTCTACTGTTGCAAGCATCTTGGGGGTGGCTTTTTGCATTGGAAGTTGGAGCAATTCCTTCTTTTTCATCTCCTATCCCTCCATGTAGTACTCTTTCGCCCAGTTAAACACCGTCATATCGGCCACGTAGTTTTTGCCTGTTTCTTTTTGTATTTTCTTACATTCGTTTTCAATTTTCTTCATGCATTCGCTTATTTCCTTGGTTTTCTTCAGTGCACAAGTAGCGAACGCCTCTTCTACACATTGCGATTTTAGATAGTCCATAATCGGTTGGACCGGGACCTGATTATTCTTATACTCTGCACCTTCAATATCGATTCTTCCCAAAGCCGCATTCATCAAATCAGTGAGTTCTCCTGACAGGCCGGATATGTATTCCTCTACTTGGAATTTGTATATTCCGTTTTCCTTTGCCAAGGTTTTCAGATTCTCTGTATCGCCTTCTGCCTTTAATCCTGCTGCACACATATTCAATTCTTCTACACTGTCAAATTTTCCAAATATATCAAACATCATTCTCTCCTCTTCTCTTCATCTCCGCATTCATCCATGCGGTATATTCTGTCTTTGTCGTGTGTCCAATGGTAATTTTATGCTTCCCCTCTTGATCAAAGAGCTTTTCCCACAATTTCCAATGCGCTATATCTTCACCTTTTCCATTCTTAAAGTTACTCTTTACCCATGCTTCTAGTCTCTCTTCTAGGTTGCAAGCAAAGTACAGGCAATCTGTACGCACATTTACAATGCATGGAGTGGTTAAGAGTTCAATTGCACTTGTTATGGCTAGAAGCACGCTCTCATGGTATGTAGTTTCTTTCTTCTCTCCATAGATTTCACGGGTGTACTCTTTTTTTCCCTTGTAGACTGCCACTGCCATGTATTGCCCCATTCGCCTACCTGGTCCTGTTATCGTAGTGGAAATATAGATATTTACCTCAAACACTTTATTCTCTCCTTTTCACCTTTATCATGGTGTAATGTTGGTATTTATGCCCTGTCGGGTTTGTTCCTTCTGCTATACTGTTTTTGTCTATGTAGTAGCCTTTGCGCGGTTTTGGTTCTTCTTCTATCTCTTTTCGCAATATTAGCCTTTTTACTGGTTCTTTCTGTATGAGGTTCCTGGAGCGTGTATAATTTCGGAGTGTCTTTTCATCTCCTGGTTTTGTGATATACGCTGCTAATTCTCGGTAGTCTCCTTCCTCGTACAAGAGTTGATTTCGTATGTGGCCATACTTCCATGTTTCGGCCAAGAGTGTATCGGTGGTCATTCCATTTACATTTATTCGATTTAGAATAACGTGATGATGAAGTGCGCCTTTGCTACCTATTTCAGTGCGGATAATGTACTTTAGATCACAACCTAGTCTTTTGTACTTTCCTCGTAGATTTCGTACAAATCTTTCTATGTTCTTTTTTCCCTCTTCGATTGGTGGACTCTGCCCTCTTGGGTAGGTAAATGTGGACCAGTAATCTCCTTTTCTAAAGTTCCACTTAATTAATCGCTTTACCTTTTTTATTTTGTTAAGTAAATTCTGTTTTACTATCTCTTCAGGAGTCGCTTTCTTTTTCTTTTTTCGTTTTACTCCTGGAGCTCCATATCTTCCGTTATAATTTTTTTCTACCTCAATGGAATCATCAAAGTAATATTCTTTTCTTATATATGCCATATGCGTTTCCTATGTCCTATCTTTAATATGTTAATCAAGCAATTAAAAAGGGCGAAATCCCTTTGTTTTCTTGACTTTTCATCCCGCACATGGTAATATTATTTATAAGGTTTTTATGTGTGGCGAAAGTCATATCGGAGCGAGTGCATTCCCGTGTTCTCGCTCTATTTTTTTGCTCTTTTCAAAGTGCTGGTCCCTCATAAAGGAATAACGCCCAAAGCATAATGCTCCAGAATGCGATTGCCATGATTGTGTACACTAACCAATCTTTCCAATTTGTTCGTTTCTTTCTTTTTTTCATCCTTCTACCTCTCAATTTTCGATATTTTCACGAGCTCTAATCTGTATTTTTCAAATTCTGTTGTGCTAAACATGATTGTGCTACTTTTCGATAATGGATTATTTCTCCACGCAAATGTTTGTTTTGGAACATTAAATGCTCTCATTAACATACGTCTCGAAAATCCCATCTTTACAAGCTCTGTCGCTCTCATTATTTCTTTGGGATATTTCATTGTATATCTCCTTTCTTGCTGTCTCTCTCAAAACGCTTTAAAAAAATGAATAGTAATTCAATTCAATTTTTCTACGATAGACTCAACTAAATCACGAAACATGCTCATTGCTTCATTTATGTACCCGTCTATCATTTTCAAATACTGATAGGCGGTAATTTTCGAAACAATCAAAGATACAAATGCTGAAATAATTATTGTTACTATGATGCTCTTCTCCATCCCTTATCCTCCTCGTTTTTATTGGCTATTTTATAGGTGGTTCTTGTTAATCCTCTTCCTCTCCTTTATAATCTATATACAGGCATTGCAGTGCCGAGTATGAATGAAAGGAGAATACCTTAATATGAATGATAGTTATTACAAAAACATCGCTGATTCTCTATCTAAACTTTCTAAACAGCTAGAGCCAATCTATAAGAGCTATGACACATCTTCCATGAAAACCGTTTCAGAGGAGTTTGGTAATATGATAAAGGTCTTAGATGGCGCAATGACACAAAGTTCTTTGCAAACAGCACTACGCATTATGAAAGATTCTGCAAGCACAGCTCAAATCATCGAATCTAGTCAACGCATATCTGATGCATGGAAAGCATCTGGTTCTGCAAATTCAATAGACATATCTAACATTTCTGACTGTTTAATATCTTTTGCTAAAACCATTGATTTGACTCACGACAACTCTGATGATTACGTTGAACTCTCTGCGGATGCCTTAACCCCTATTGGCCAAAACATAATTGACATTCCTGAAGAGTTTTTCATTCCTGTTGACAACAAACGTATCAGAATACGCACTGAACAATTTTTGACCTTTATTTATTTTCTTATTCCTCTTGTTGTAACATTGGCTCTGTCTTTTAACTCGAAGAACGAAATACAAAACAGAACTATAATTGAGCAAAATGAAACCGTAATTAAACAAAACAATACCATTATCCATTTTCTCGAAGCTATTGATTATTCTCATTCTTCTCAAGAAGAACATCTTGAATTCTTAACAGAATCTGTTCGCCAAGTTCAATATTCACTTGAACACTCTCCGACAATTCCCGATTCTGACGTTGACTCTCTTGATAATAAGAACGAATAGCTACATAATCCCTATGTAGTGCAAATTGTGTGCTAAAAATTGCTCCTATAATTAAAAATATTGTCAATCGCAAGTAGGACACTTTTTTTTGAAGTTGTTCTACTTGCTTTTTCATTTCTTCCACTTCTTATTCCTCCTACTCTAAAAATTATTCCTCGTTTATTCGTGTTTCTGAACTTTTTTATTAAAAAAATATTTCGGTATATCTTTTTGTTCAATGCCTAACAGTTCGGCAGTTTTCAGCATCTCTGCTTGCGAAAACTCTAGTTTGTTATTAAGTCTTTGACTTAACGACACTCTGCCTATTCCTAATGCCTTTGCAAATAAATCATGGGTACTGAATTTTATCCTTATCAATTCTACTAATTCTGAATAATCAAAAGCCATCGTATTCTCCTTTCTTGTTTGTTCGTGTTTCTGAACCAAGTATACAACACATTTTTTTGAATGTCAATACACTTTTCTGAACTTTTTTGTTGCGCTTTCTGAACCTCTGTGATAAAGTATGAAATACAAGGAGGTGCATCTATGGCTACCATAGCTGAACGAATGAATGCAGGCTTGAACATTCGGCGAATGAAACAAGTCGATTTAGTAGAAAAAACAAAAATAGGAAAGTCTTCTATAAGTACTTACCTTGCAGGGGAGTACGAGCCGAAACAAAAGAACCTTTACAAAATAGCACAGGCTCTCAACGTAAACGAGGCATGGCTAATGGGTTTAGACGTTCCTATGGAAAAGACAAACATAGACCATACTACTACTATTAACAACATACTCCCCATAGCAACAAGAAAAATACCACTACTAGGCGAAATAGCTTGTGGCATTCCACAACCAGCCGAGGAATGCTTTGAATGCTATGTAGATATAGGCACTGATATACAAGCCGACTTCTGCTTAAAAGCAAAAGGCGATAGCATGATAAATGCAAGGATATTTGATGGCGATATTGTCTTTATAAGAAAGCAAAGTGATGTGAGTGATGGTGAGATTGCCGTTGTGTATATGGATGGTGAGGCAACGCTAAAAAGAGTGAGAAAATATGCTGATAGGCTCCAGTTGATTGCTGAAAATCCGACAATTAAGCCTATCGATGTATTTGAAAAAGATTTTGAAACCGTATGCATACTTGGAAAAGCTGTAGCTTTTCAGGGTGATGTGCAATAAGATTACTGAATTGAAATTAAGTTTTAGGAGGAGACATTATGAAATTCGGAATAAGAAAACCCAGCCTTAAAAAGAGTTTAAAAGCTCGCACTACTGGAAAAATGAAACGTGCAGCAAAAAAAGCTATAATTCCAGGATATGGCAAAAAAGGAACTGGATGGATAAAAAATCCAAAAAAAGCTGCTTACAATGCTGTATATAGCAGAACTACTGTCGGTGTATCAGACATAGTAAAATCAGCCAATAATGCTACACAACAACCAAACATAGTTATTAACAACTCAAATATGAATACTAACACTAATGTTAATACTGGCGGTGGCAGACAAAAGAACAGATGGGTGGCTCTTGCTCTATGTATATTTACTGTATTCGGACACAAAATTTACGAGGGAAAAATCGGCATGGCTATATTATATTTTTTCACCGCTGGTTTTTGTGGTGTTGGCTTGGTAGTTGATATTATAACCCTTCTTCTTAAACCAAATCCGTACTATGTGTAGAACTATCAAGTATGTGATAACATTTCTACCGAATTTTAGAATACTGAAGACAATTTGAATTTATCAATAAAAATAAACTGATCTCTGTTGGTGACCTAGTTAAACATTTGTAATTAAAATCTTCTCATCTCGCTTACCTGGGCGAAATGGTTATCGTTTTACCGACATCAGCAAAACGTTCCATGATATGTGCGATGTCGCACTTAACAAAATAAAAACAGCCCTTGCGCTAACAAGGACTGATTTTATAGAATTGCTATTACCAAACAACGTTTAGATATAGCCGATTCCGACAATTGGATTATATCACTTTAGGCACCTGTTTGGCAATAGGTGCATTTTTTGTACTTAAAATTAGACAGAAAGGTGATATTATGGCAAAAGCAAAATATACTCCTGATAAGAATGGTGTATTTTCCACTCTTGCATGGGATGGCACTTATACAGATTCTGGTGAAAAACGAAGGAAGCAATTGCGCTCCAAGAAATCCAGTAAAGACCTTGAAAATATCGTAAATGCATTTAAGCAAAAAGTTGAAGAAAGAAGTTTCTTGCAACAAACCGATCTATTATTTACTGTATACGCTAAAATGTGGGCAGAAACTTATAAAGCCAAAGCTGAGCTGAATACTAAATCAATGTACGAAAACGCTCTAGTGCATTTTAAACAACTTAATGGAATAAGACTTGGTAACATAGAGCGAGTACATTTACAGAGCATTTTAAATAGCGTAACGGCTTCTGTGGGCGAGAAAGTTTATATTACATTTAAGCAAATTATTAAGTCTGCTATTGTGGATCGTTACTTACCTCCCATTATTCTTTCTGACATTTTTGATAACATTGTTAAACCCAAACCGCCAAAGTCAGAAAAAAGAGCTTTAACAATTTATGAAAAGGAAGCTCTTAAAATAGCGAATTTTAAACTTATGGATATGGCTTTTGTTTACATCATCTACGGGTGCGGATTACGCCGGGGTGAGACACTCGCACTGTCTATCTTTGATATAGATTTTAAAAGCAATGAGATCAGCATTACTAAAACCATTGTCTTTGATAAGAATGATCCCCATATTAAAAACAGCCCAAAGTCCCAAAATGGTGTACGCAAGGTTCCTATGCCTGCTTTTTTATCCAGTTTCTTAAAAAAATATACCAAATCCCTGCAAAAGCCACAGCTATTTAGCACAAGAGGCAAAGAACTAATGACGAAGTCTAGTTTTGATACCATGTGGGAGAGAATAAGAAAGGAAATGAATACTGCTGCCGGTGGGAAAGATGAGTTGCAAGTTGTATATGGGTTAACCGCTCACGTCTTTAGGCATAATTATTGTTCTTCTCTTTGTTATCAGATTCCAACAATATCTATCAAGCGAATTGCGCAACTTTTAGGAGATAGTGAAAAAATGGTGCTAGAGGTTTACAACCACATTATGTTAGAAAAAGAAGATGTTCAAACTGCTATTTCAGAAGCAATAAATTTCTAACAGAAATCTAACATTATGGTCTCGAAAATGCCAAATCTAACACAAATCTAACATTTAGTTTTGCAGATTTGAGTAGATTTGAACAGATTTGAGGATATGCAAAAAACAGCCACTTCCCTTGTAAACACTAGGGAAATGGCTGTTTGTAATTAATGAAGCATCGGAGATTCGAACTCCGGACAACTTGATTAAAAGTCAAGTGCTCTACCAACTGAGCTAATGCTCCATATTTTCAGTTAAATATGGCGATATGCCTAAGTTTGTTGATTCTTTGGCAAATCACTCTTGCTAGGCTCGTGAAATACCTCGCCAAGAACGGTGACACGCCTACGACTAAGCTTGAAAGTACCTCGCTAAGTTCTCTGGCTGTCTGACAGGTCACGCTTGCTAGGTTCGAAAATACCTCGCCAAGGGCGGTGACACGTCTACGACTAAACTCGTGAAGAACCTCGTTAAGTTCTCTGACAGGGCTAGTTGGATTCGAACCAACGAATGCAGCAGTCAAAGTGCTGTGCCTTACCGCTTGGCGATAGCCCTATATGTATAAAGGTGGATAGTGGGATTCGAACCCACGACATCCAGAACCACAATCTGGCGCGCTAACCGACTGCACCATACCCACCACACCGTGCTTGGGGGGATTCGAACCCACGACCTACGGCTTAGAAGGCCGTTGCTCTATCCAGCTGAGCTACAAGCACACTTCCTTAAAACTCACTTATGAGCTCCAAGAAAGCGGGTGATGGGAATCGAACCCACGTATCTAGCTTGGAAGGCTAGTGTTCTACCATTGAACTACACCCGCATAACAGTCGGGGTGACAGGATTCGAACCTGCGACCTCCTGGTCCCAAACCAGGCGCTCTAGCCAAGCTGAGCCACACCCCGATATTTAGTTTGTTACGTCCCTCTCTCGTGACGCATTACCAATTATATAACATGACTAATCAATTGTCAATACGTTTTTCATTTAATTTTTCTTTATGTTAATTTCCAAACTAACTTCCGCCTTGCCATGGAATTTAAATTCAAAAACTAGAAGTTACTCTAAAAACTCCTAAAC